CATTGATACCGAGGGAATATGGGTATTGGATGTTGTAGCCGCAGATGATGGCGGAAACAGAGCCATCGAAGGTGGTGACAGACTTTACATCAACAGATCAACTGGAGTAGTCAGCGCGATAGCTACGGCAGCTACGCAAGTCCCGTTCGGGTATGCACTCGGACACATCGACTCAGGTTCAACTGAAGCAATTGCCGTAAAGGTTCATTGGGATCCTGTGGATAATGCCATTCTTGACAGCGAGCCCTTCTACTTTGGTGATGGCAGGGATGCAAATCTGGCTTTCACTGATGCAACTGGAGTACTTGCTCTGACCATGGCAGTTATCAATCCCACCACAGGCAGGATTCTCAAGCTCTCTGGTGCAATAGCCGCCCCTAACCTTGGTGATGGCTATGGTGTCTTTGAGATTGACATTACTGTCAGTGGAACAGTAGCAGGAACTTTCGCAGCATCATCCACATGGCTTAACTTCGCAGATGCAGCTGTACCTGGTGCTAATGACATCTATGTACAGAATAATGGCATCTATCTTCCCTCAGGAATCACAGCTTCCAGTGCGAAGTTTGTTATAGGGATGAGGATGCAGTACATAGCCGCAGACGGGGCTAATCCTGGTTCATTGTACTGTTTCGAGACAAACATCTATGATAACGTACTGACTGCTATCTTCGCAGTCAACACAATAGTGGACCTCGGCGGGTCGACCGGAGCAGCCACTACCAACGCTTACAAGATTCCTCTGTTTAGAGATACAAGCGCTGGAAAGACCTGGTACGTTAACGTCTACGACGGATAAACCAAAGAAAAGGAGGAGAGGTAAAATGAAACTGACAAACGCTGAAATCTTCAACGCAAAGGGAGCATTCACCAAACTGCTTAACGTCAAGCTCCCTATCAAGGTAAACTATGAACTTATGCAGACAGTGACCAAACTGAACGATCAATGGACTATCATTGAGGGATTACGAAGTAAGCTCGTACAGGAATACGGCAAGGAAGATGAGAAACGAAAGGGCATATTCCAGGTTACACCAGATTGTCCTAAGTATGCAAACTTCATGGCCGATTTCGGTGAGCTAATGATGCAAGAGGTCGAATTGGATATCAAGGTAGTCAAAATCCCTGACACGTTGGAGATTGAGGCAACAGTTCTCATGCCTCTCCAAAAGTTCGTAACAATCTAAAATGGAGGAAAGTAATGCCTGAACTACTTAAAGTAATGGAGGACTGGAAAGGTTATTCAGTCCTGAGTGAACGCCGGAAGCCCGACAATTGGGACAAACGCCTCACTGAAACTGTGGACTTACTGACCAACGCATCACATATGCCGAGGCATCGCCATGAGTTTCTTTTGAGGGAAGCTCTTACCACATCCGACTTTCCCTATCTGTTTGGTGATGTCATCGACAGACAGATGTTGGCCTCATACAAGGCAGTTGATCCTGTATGGAAGGCCATTGTCCGCACTGGCACTGTGAACCGACTCTACCCGTTGACTGGTGGTTATCGGTTCGCAATGACTGGTGGTGATCAGTACCTCTCTGAAGTTCCTGAGAAAGGTGAGTACCAAGCTTCAGATAGGAATGAGGCTCGCTACGCGGTCTACTGCAAGAAGTATGGCCGTCAATTCGACATCTCTTGGGAATCCATCATAGCCGATGACATCGGTGCACTGAAGGATACTCCTGAGAGGTTTGCGAGAGCTGCTCAAAGAACAGAACATCGTTTGGTCACAGGTACTTATGCAGACGACGTAGGAACCCACGCCGCAGGTAACCTTTACCAGAATGCCGTCAATGAAGATGTCCTAGCACTGGATATTACTAACCTTGAGATCTGTGTCCAGAGGATGACAGCCTTCACAGACGTCAATGGTGAGCCGATCATGAATAGGCCCAAGTTCCTGGTTGTTGGTCCCCAACTTGAGTTCACTGCTCGTCAGATATTGACCAGTGCAACCAAGATGTGGATTGACCAAGCTGGTGGTGCAACACCAACACCATACCCGATGACCAACGTGATTGCCCAGTATGGACTCACGCTGATAGTTGACCCATACCTTCCAATCATGCACGCGGACGCGCCCGGAAGTTGGTTCCTCTTTGCTGATCCCAGTGACATCGCAGCCATTGAAGCTGATTACCTCACTGGCCACGAACGTCCTGAGATCTGCATGAAGGCATCTGACAAGGTAGCTGTTGGAGGCGGAGAGATCAGTCCTATGGATGGAGACTTCGCAACTGACAATATCTTCTACCGCGTCAGGCACTGTTTCGGTTCCAATAAATTGGACTGGAGGGCAACTTACGCCAACATCCATTCATAATGGATGAATGACGAAGAACAAGAGATGAAAGGTCGGGAGCCTAAAAACTCCCGGCCCTCATCCAAGGAGAAAATAAAATGGCAGTAGTAAATATTTCAGAACCTACAAAGTTCAATCAAAAATTTGCTGGACTATCCACAGATGCCAAACCCACTGGGGTTAGGCCAGGATCAGAATTTTTTGAGACTGATACTGGTAATTGGTTTTTCACAGCCGATGGAACTAACTGGACTCAAGTGGTTGCATAAAGGAGATTAGTCATGACAGCAACTTATGATATTTCAACCGACATTGGTAAGATCAGACTTCTGATTCATGATACTGATATCACATCAGCTCATTTCACTGATGAGGAATTACAGGTGTTTTTGGATCTTGAAGAGTCTGTCTATTCAGCTGCTGCTTTAGCCCTTGAGACTTGGGCTGCTTCACTATCAGAATCTGTGGATAGTGAGAAGATTGGAGACTATTCCTATTCCAAAAAGTTGGTTGAGAATAAGTTAAGTTTGGCTGAAAGATATAGGTCCATAGATTCAGCCACTCCAGCTGTAGCTATAGCATCACTGAATCTAACTAATATTGAAAATGATGAAGAGGTAGAACTATGAGTTTCACCGATCTTCTGGTAGATACTTTCTACCCTATCACCTATACATTAACAGATGATGGAACAGGTGGTAGAACAGAATCTGGAACTGAAGGAACAGCCTTTCTTGGAAGACTAAGTTCAGCTCCAGTCGTAGAGAAATTATCTGGTGATAAGACCACAGTCTTCAGGTCTCATGTTCTCTTCTGCGAGGGTACAGTTAGTCTTACCGAGGCTAAGAGAGTGAGAACTGGTATTAGATATTTTGAGATCAAAGGAGTTAGGAATCCTTCAAATACTTCACATCATCTGGAAGTTGATCTATTGGAGATAATATGAGTGACTTCAAATGGTATGGAGCTGAAAGAAAAAGAGATCTTAAGGATCGGATGAGAACTAATATGGGTATTGCAGTTTCTAGTATGGATGCTGATATTAAGAGCTCAATGAAAAATACTCCTAGAGGAGAATCTGATCCTACAGCTAGATCTGGAAGTAGAAGTCTTCCTGGACATCCTCCAGCAGTTCAAACTGCTACACTTATAGGGAGTGTATTTTCAACAGTTGATGAGGATGAGAAAGGAATATTTGGAGTGGTCGGTTCCAAAGATGCAGTTCAGGCTAAGGCTATGGAATTTGGTTTACCTGGAAAAAATGTAGCTCCTAGGCCTTGGTTATTTCCAGCTTATGCACGCCTCAAGAAAAACTTAATGCAGATATTGAAAAAATGATTAAAGAATTTATGACTGGATTCTACAATCTTCTTAAAGGAAGTGCACCACTCCTAACTAAGATAGGTGGAGTAGCTCCTGATTATAAAATTTATCATATTGTGGCCCCTGATGGTTCTCAGTTACCATATATTACATATGGCCTTCTTACTGATGATTCACAAGATACCTTTTCAAAAAAAGGTGCTATAGAGGAGGGAAATATCTGGGTAAATGTTCATACCAAGACCAGTCCAGCTAATGCCACTGAGATAGCTGATCTAATCTTATCTGTAGCTGATAATGCTACTATAACAGTTACAGGATATTCATCTCTTCTATGTAAGAGGGATTTTATAGGATCGATGATGTTTGATCCAGACACCAGAGCATATCTTTTACCAATGAGATATAGATTACTTTTAGGTAAAAACTAAGGAGGAGTTATGAGAAAAGAAGAGAAAAAACAACAGTCAAAATCTCAAGAAACTGAAGAGGAAATTCTCCAAGAACCTAAGGTCGATAAGAAGGAGAAAGCTGGAGTTACTCAGGTCATAGAGATTCCTGAGTCAGCTGGTTGGATGGCTTCCTCAGATCTTGGAATTAAAGTTGATAATCTGAGGACTAAATACGTTTTGAAGTCAATCACCATAACGTTCGGCAAGAACGTGGTAATAGAGATCTTCAAATAGGAGGTTAAACATGGCACACTATTCAGGTAAAGCAGGCGAAGTCGACAATGGAGCCAGCGTAACTGGCATCAAATCCTGGACTCTGGACTACACTGTGGATATGCTAGAGACCACAGATTTTGCTGATGCTGGAGTCAAAACTTTCCTTCCTGGTCCTTCTGGTTGGTCAGGTAGTTTTGAAGGACTGAAAGATGGAGTTCCAATAGCCATTGGCACTCTGGTTACTCTGACTCTAAAAGAGACCCAGACAGCAACACAGAAGTGGACCGGATCGGCCTACATCTCTGGAGTTCATCCGAAGACCTCAGCTGATGGGCTGGTCGAATACTCTTATGACTTCCAGGGAACCGGAGCCTTAACAGTACCTACTACATAAGGAGGAAATCGAGATGGCTCATTATGCTGGAAAAACTGGAAATGTCTATTCTGGAGCACTTCTTGTAGAAGACTGCGAAGATGCATGGAATGAACATGTCAATGCCCATGTCACAGGTACCGCTGACGCTACTGACTTCAAAGTTGGAACTAAATCCGCCAAATTCGTAATAGCCAGTGCAGGTGCTGGCGAACTCTTAGCTTCTGAGGTAATTACTAAAGACCTCACAGGTTATGACATTCTCTACCTGTGGATTAAGTGTTCAATAGATGTAGCAGCAGGTGATCTACAGATCCATCTGGATGATACTGGTGAATGTGCCAGTCCTTTAAAAGAACTTGATATCCCAGCATTGACACATGATGTATGGACTAGAATAGCTCTTCCTCTTGGAGATGCTTCAACACTAGGTTCATTAATCTCAATCGGTCTCTATCAGGTAACTGATCTAGCAGACTGCACTATCTGGATAGATGATGTTGAGGCCATTACTCAAGTAGATGGAATCAAGAGTTGGAGTTTGGACTACGTAGTTGATATGCTGGAAACAACAGACTTCGGCAGTGCAGGAGTAAAGGAATTCATCCCAGCTGGATCAGGATGGAGTGGAAGTTTTGATGGATTAAAGGATGGTGTACCTTTGGGAATAGGTTCACAAGTTCTATTAGTTCTTGCTGAAACTGCCACCTCTGGACAGCAATGGCTTGGTGACGCTTATGTCTCAGGCGTCCATCCCAAGGTCTCAGCAGATGGCCTTGTGGAATACAGTTATGACTTTCAAGGAACAGGAGAGCTACAAATAGCTACGATCTAGAATGAATGGCCAAATTGGTGTACTGATTCAGGATAAGCAACAGGTAGCAGGATTCTCTAACTGGAATATGGATGTTCTTCTAGAAGGCTCCAAATCTCAGGGAGGTCCTATGAACTATCAGCTTAGACAAATCAAATTAAGATCTGAAGAACTTTGGATAACCAAAGAACCACAGGGGCTTGAGATGATTGTTAAACTGTATCAGTACATCAATGGCTGTTTAGTTCTGGTCTTCCAGAAGGCTGGTCAGGTTATTTTGCCTTCATTACCTATTGGAACCAAGAAACATCA